TGTTATCTCATGGCGTTTATCCATTTAGAACTCCTAATGAAGAGAGAAGATCTGTTTCTTTTAATTTACATTTAAAGAAAAAAGAACCTATTAATGATTGACATCAACAAAGTACCAATGGTCCGTGTGACGTGGCTCGATGCTCGTGATACAGAGACAGGTTGGCTAGATATAAAGGACGTCATTAGTGCTCCGTTGGCCGTGTGCCAAGAAGTAGGATGGATGGTACATAATGGTCCACAAAAAATAATTATTATGAGATCATACAGTAAAGACAAGGATGATATTACAGGTGGTGGTGCTATTGCTATACCCAAAGGTTGGTTAAAGAAAATAGAATACTTAACAGTAAGTTATAGTGACAACTAAAATTTTTATTGGAACACCTTGTTATGGTAATATGCTTACGGCAGATTACTTTAAAAGCTGTTTACAACTTACAGCTTTGGCCGCACAAAAAAAAGTAGAATTACAATTTGGAACTATTGGTAATGAATCTTTGGTAACAAGAGCTCGTAATACATTAGTACAATTGTTTATGGATGAAGAAAAATATACTCATCTTTTATTTATAGATGCTGATTTATCTTTTAATCCTCAATCGGTTTTTCGTATGTTAGATTTAGACGAAGATGTAGTAACAGGAGTTTATCCAAGAAAGGTTATTGATTGGACGAAAGCTATTAAAAAAGTAAAAGACAATCCAAATATTAAAGAAGATGAATTACATGCAGCTTCTTTGCAATATAATTTAAATATTAAAGATCCAAAAAAAATAATGGTAGATAAAGGATTTATTGAAGTATTAGATGGTGCAACAGGTTTTATGTTAATAAAAAGAAACGTATTTAAAAAAATGGCGCTGGCATATCCTCATCTTAGATTTAAATCTGATCAACATTTAGGAGATCCTCATGATAAAACATTTGGGTATCACGACAACTCTGATTGGAATTATGCTTTTTTTGATACAATGATAGAGCCAGACACCAAAAGATATTTATCTGAAGACTATGCTTTTTGTCGTTTATGGCAGAAAATAGGTGGCAAAATATATGCTGACATTGCTAGTGGTATGACACACATGGGTAATTATTCATTTAAAGGTCATGTAGGAACTCAATTCTTGCCACAAAACAATAAATAATTTAGTATACCCCGACATGAAATTAGTCGATTTAAAGTTTCAACCAGGTATAGATAAACAAGATACTGCTTACTCAGCAGGAGATCAACGTAAGTATGTTGATTCTGACTTTGTTCGATTTCACTATGGTAAGCCTGAAAGATGGAAAGGCTGGTCATATTTACCAAATCCAAATAAAACTATTGTGGGCGTGGTCCGTGATACGCATAGCTGGATTGGTCTAGACGGAACCAGATATCTTGCTTTAGGTACAGACAGAAAATTATATATTTATTCTGATGGCGCAGTAACTGACATAACTCCTATTAGAGAAACAGCAGCTTTAACAAATCCTTTTACTACAAATGGTACAACAACTGTTACAGTTACGGATTCAGCTCATGGAGCGCAGGTTGGTGACTTTGTTACTTTTGATTCATTCTCTGCAATAGATGGATTAGATATGAATAACGAGTTTGAAGTCATTACAGTTCCTTCTGCTAGCACATATACAGTAACTCATACAAGTACAGCTTCTGGGTCAACATCAGGTGGCGGTGGATCAGGAAATGCTAACTATCAAATTAGAACGGGACCTTCTACATCTACATATGGATATGGTTGGGGAACTTTAACTTGGAATACTAGCACATGGAATACGCCAAGATCATCTTCAAGTGTTGTTGTAGACGCAAGAAATTGGTCTTTAGATAATTTCGGTGAAGATTTAATTGCTACCGTTTTAAATGGTGGAACGTTTTTTTGGGATACATCAGGAGGTACAAGTAATAGAGCAACAACTTTAGCTAATTCTCCTACTGCTTCACGATTTAGTTTAGTATCTACTGACACAAGACACCTAATGATCTTTGGTACAGAAACAACCATAGGTAATAGTGCTACTCAAGATGATTTATTATTTAGATTTTCTGATCGAGAAGATGCAACAGATTATACGCCCGTTTCAACAAACGAAGCTGGTTCGCTTCGTATATCAGACGGATCAAGAATAGTAGGTGCTGTTAAATCATCAGGTCAAATTCTTGTATGGACCGATACATCTATGCACGGTATTCAATTTGTTGGCACGCCTTTTACTTTTGGTCTTAGACAACTTGGTGCTAACTGTGGGCTAATAGCTCAACACGCAGCAGTAGAAATAAATGGTAGATCTTATTGGATGTCTGATAATTCTTTTTACATGTACGATGGTGTTGTTAAAAAAATGCCTTGTTCTGTTCAAGATTATGTGTTTGATGATTTAAGTTACACAAATAAAGCAGACATAGCCTGTGGTATTAATACAGCTTTTAATGAAATAATTTGGTATTATCCATCAGCTAATGCTACACAAATAGACAGAGCTGTGGCTTACAACTATCTAGAGAACACTTGGTATACTACATCCCTTGCAAGAACTACTTGGCTAGGTGCTTATGTATACGAATTACCTATTGCTACAGAATATGATGCAAGCTTAACAGCAAATAACTCTACTATACTTGGGTTAACTGCAGGTGCTTCGTATATTTATGAGCACGAGAGCGGTAATAATCAAGCGGACGGCACAGCTATTTCTGCTTTTTTAACATCAGGTTCTGTTGAAATAGCAGACGGTGATGAACTTATGTCTGTAAGTAAACTTGTTCCAGACTTTGATAATTTAACCAATACCATGACAGCTACACTAACACTTGAACAATATCCTCAATCAGCAGATACGGTTACTACTACTGGATCTATTTCTAATACTACAGAGAAAATTGATGTAAGAGGTAGAGGAAGAGCAGTTAAAATAAAATATCAAACAAGCACTGTAAATGACACTGCTTGGAGATTGGGATCAACAAAACTACAACTTAGACCAGACGGAAGAAGATAATATTAAAATAAATTTTTTATGTTCTATGCCTAGGGCAGGCAATACTTTGCTAGGTTCTTTACTTAATCAAAGTGATGACATAAAAGTTACAGCAAACAGTGTTGTAACCGAATTAGTTCATCGTATTTTAACCTTACAGGATTTTCCTCAGTATCAAGAATTTCCAGATTATACTGGAGTACACAACGCAGCTAAACAAGCATTTTTTTCTTACTACAAACATTATAAGTGCAAACATGTTTTGGATAGAGGATCTTGGGGCACGGAAGCAAACCTAAATTATCTAAGAGAATTAAAATTAAACAGTAAATTTGTAATACTGTATAGACCTGTCTTTGAATGTTTAGCTTCAACTCTTAAAGTTATGAATGTTGAAGAATCACGTAGAGAAGAAATGTGCGATTCTTTATTAAGAAGAAATCGTAACATAGGAGTGTCTATATGGAGCATTGAAAATATACTTAACTCAAAAGAAAAATATAAAATTATTACTTATGATGAGTTAATAAAATCTCCTAAAGAAACAATTTTTAAAATATTAAAATTTTTAAACATGCCTCAATATAGAATAAAGACTAAAAACTTTGATCAGTTTTCCATACAGAATATACAATATAAGGATCCTATTCCCAAATGGCATCACATTAGAACTAATAATATTAAAAAAAATCCTTATGATTACTTGTCTTTAATACCAGATAAAATAATTGAAAAATATGAAAAAACCCATATTATGTTTGATAATTTAATTAAAAATAAAAATGGCTAAAATAACAATTACACGATTACCTAACTCAACGCCAGAATATGATCCTAATCAATTTGATCAAATGGTTTTATTATTAGATCAAATAATTTTTTTACTTAATACAAACTACCAACAAGATTTAAAAGAAGAATCACAGTCGGAGGCTTTTTTCCTTGGCTAATACTTTTAAAAGCGCAATGGTAGATATTACCACAACAAATTTAACAACTGTTATAACAGTTCCTACG